CCCACTCAATTAATAAGTTACTTCTTTTTCTTTAGCTTAGCTACTCGCTTGGCTAGCTTGGCTACCTTGGCCTCTAGCTCTGCAATCTTTGCGTTTGCAGCAGTGATTGCATCGTTCAGATTAAGTACGCTTACAGTAAACGATACCTCTGTTACTGGCTTGGCTAGTCCAGCTACTGCAGTTGCAGAAATTCTGGCTACACCAAAGTCATTTCCAGCTGTTGCTGGAGCAGTGACAACAGCCTTGTAGACCTTGTCAGTTGCATTCCAGGCAAACTGTGTTGTAACAGTACCACGAAGAACTGTTGCGGTAATTGCAGCATTCTCCACGGCGTTTCCAAAGATGTCCTGGGCTGTAGCAGTTAGGTTTACTGCAGATCCTAGTCCTGCAAAAGCTGGAGCAGTCACAGAAACTGTGTATGCTGGGCCAGCTGTTCCCTTAACGTGGTAAACAGTTGTGTTTCCACCAACAGAAACTGATACAGAGCCAGTTGCAGTTGATGTGGTGTACACGTAGATGTCTGCAGTTGTTCCGCTACCTGTGTTTACAGATACAGAAGATGCTCCAGCATCTGCCTTAACTACGTCTGAACCAGTGGTGACCTTTGTCACAAGCTTTAGGTTAGTTGTAGTTGCGGTTACAGTGGTGTTTGTTGCAACACCAGTAAGTGCGATGCGAAGTGCATCTGCAGAGCTGACGTCGTTATCTGCTGGAACTGGAACAGCAATTGCAGTTGCTGCAGTTGTTCCACCAGTAGCAGAAGATCCTGCAATAGTTAGCGTTGCGGTATTAGCATTTGCAGGAACAGCCACAAGCATGGCTCCCGCAAGAGCTACTGCAGAGGCAATAGCGATTAGTGGATTCTTAAATGAATTCATTTATTTATTTCTCCTTGTTTTTTATTATTTGATTTATATTAAATCAAAACCCTTTAAATAGTCTTGCACGTCTTTGGGCATAGGCTTATATTCTATCACATTGTCTGGCCTACTGTCAAACTGAGTTTTTGGCCTATCCTTAAACGTGTGGATTTCTATCTCTGTATTCATGTCTCTTGGAGTGTGGCTGATTGCTCCAAATACCGCCCCACAAACGGCGTCAGCAAGGTCCTTAGACTTCTTACGTGGGTGGTCTACCTTGTTACCCCTCATAATCTTAAGCTCTGTAAGCTCTTCAAACAAAAGGTCTATAGCTGGCATTGCCAACCTTTCTTCGTATATTAGCATTGCCATATCTTCGTAGTGCTTTTTTGCTACAGAAACAGTATCGGTTCTCATTCCAACCTGTTTTAACTCATTCTGAATATCGAACGATTGCCAGCGGTCAAAAGAAACCAACCCAATATTAAACCCAAGCCTTCTTAGATTTTGAATCCATTGCTTAACCTCAGAAAGATTTACTGGCCCCTCAATTCTTGGCTCCCAATACGCAACAGCATCTACGACAACTACTGGAGCAACCTGCTGATAATCTTTTATTACCTGAATGTTGACCCACTTATCAACGTGAGCAATTGCTACAGCACACTTGTCATGCTGCTGAGCAAGGTCGGCATGTACGTAATAAACTTTATCTGGGTCTGGAACAAATGTTTCGTCAAATCTTCTAAACTGATCAAGTGGGTTTCTTAGTGTCATAGCAGCACGAACCTTTTCTTGCTGCTTAAAAAATGCGTCTGAAGCAAATGTTGGAACACATGCAAATCTTTGCATAGCGTCTCCTAGATCTGTGTAAAACGCTAGCTTAAAGTCATCAATTTTCCTGGTAGGGTTGACCTCCCATGTTGGCTTCTTTAACGCAAACATACCTGGATATTTATATGAAATAATATTATCTTCATCCCAGGTAATATCTAACGAATTGCCAGCGGCATCTTCTGGCAAATCTACATTCATAATAAACTTGTGGGTCTTGGTAACAACTTCTTTTTCCATAATGACATCTTCATAGCGTTGAGAAATAAAGTCTCCAGGATATCTAGGAAAAGATAGAAGAGCTACCTTGCCAAGATCTGGAAATCTGGAGTCTACTGATGCACGGAATGCTTTATATATATTATCTGCTGTTTTACCCTGATCATTACCAGTGCCAATCTCTTGTGCAAATCCAGAGATCTCATCAAGTACCGCCAAAATTAGGTTAAGTCCCTCGTGAGACTCTCTTTCAGAGTGTCCAGAATAAACGGTTATAGACTTATCAAACTCTACGCTATCCGCCTTTGCATAAAACTTTCCAGCAAACCAGGGTGATTTTTCAACCTTTGTTTTAAAACCCTTAAAGAAAACGTTTTTGGCCTGCTGGGCGTTAATTGCCACGTTTATGATGTCGATAGCGTCGCCACTAGGCTTTCCAAAATATCTTGCTGGATCCTTTAGGCACAATAGTTTGTAGACTATATAGGCACATGCAACGGTAGAAGTAAAATCTTTTCCAGAACCTTTTCCAAGCTGAAGGATTACTTCGTTCTTTGTATATTTCTTGTAATACCTTCTTCCCTCCTCTTCCCCCATTAAATCTACAAGATCTTCTACCTTATAAATCTGACTCATAGCCTCAACAATGTCATACTGTATTTGAGAAAGTGGTGGCTGGTTTAGAAAGTCTTCTCCCTCCACAAAAGTCTTTGCATCTACAGGCTTTTCTTCAAAGTTATCCGCCTTCAATACTTCAAGAAATTCATCAAACATTGTGGACAATGGTGATTACCTCTTTTTCTTTTGACACAGCAGACAGCCTTCTCATAATCTCATCTCTGATTTCTGGGTGTTCTGACGCAATGTCTTTTAGAATATTTACTAGAACTTCTTGTTTTCTTTCAATTTCCAGCATTTCCTCTGCTAGCTCTTTATTTTCTAACAAGCCCGCCTTTTGTAGCATTTCAATACGCTTAGACTCCAGGTCCATAACAAGCTTAATCCCAGAGGTTTTTGCAGTTAGGTTTGCGGTGGTTGTTGCATCATCAATAACCTCGTAAGCTTTTTGAATAAGCTTGGTATAGTGAGTGTCTGCCCCCACTAAGGCTTCTTTTGCACGGGCACGAATAGCTGCATTATCAGATGCCATTGCTCGCCACTCGTTAATGTAAGACACTACCTTTTGTCGTGGCATAGCAAGTTCTTTAGAAATTTGTGTAGGGTCATTTCCCTTAAGGTATTCTTCTACTACCTTATTTACTTGGTCTAAATGCTCTACTAGATTATCCTCTGTCGACATTACGCTTACCCCTTTTTATTGGTATTACTTTAATTCTATCAGATCTGAATGATCTCCATGCTGAAGTCACACCCTTTTGGATTTCAAAGCAGTCAACCCACTGTACTCCAGTTTTAGTATTTGTAACTAAACTATGAAACTTAAACTTGCTTCCATATTCGCCATTAATTTTAATAATATCTCCAGGAACTATTGTTCGTGTATTAATACGAAACTCATAGTCCCTGTGAAATATGCTTTCCTTGACCGTCGTTTTTTTCCTAGTAATCATCTCTTAGACTTCCTTAGTCCAAACTTTGCAAGATATACATAAATAGTTTCTACGCTAACGCCACATTCTTTAGCAATTTCTTCTGGGGTCTTTTTATCCATCCAGTATCTTTTGCGTAGAAAAGCCTCGTTTGTGTGAAGTTTAGCAGCCATGTTTTATTTTGTCAACTTTCCCCAGTTATTGATAGCCCAGTGGCCAATGCCGCAGGCGTCAGCAATGTCATTATCCTCAATGTTTTTATCGTAATAAGTATTTATAAATTTAATGGTTTTTTGTTTACGAAGCTCTCTTTCGTAGCTCTTATACCATGCCTTTGACTTACCTGGAAACTCAGAAACGATATCCTGCTTTTCTTTAGTGTTCAACCTTTTATTTCCTATATAGTTTTGCCAAGTAATTGGGCTAACAGATCCAGCAATACTTATCTTGTTAATGCCAGCTGCCCCAAGAATTGCACCCTGGACGAGGGCGAGATCGGCTGCAACTTTTGGGCTATTCATAAAGACAGTATGCTCTATCACAATAGCATCAACAATATTGTAAAGACTAAAAAAAGAGTTTAGCTTTTTGCATGCATCAACAACTTTGTCATAATTATTTTTTCCATCAAACTCTATCTTGCCAGTTGATATTAGTTTTTTATTGTTAAATATTGCAAAGGCAAGACTGTTTGTGCTTGCATCTATTGCAAAGATGGTTTCTGGTAGTGCATCTTCTAAGTCACTAATCTTTACCATTTGACAACCTCTTTATGTCCTTTAGTGCTTTTGAGACATTACCTGGAATTACCTCGCAGGTTTGGCAAAGAGAGTCGTCGTTATAGACAGAAAGCTTTCCACCACAGTCTTTGCACACCCTTTGTTTGCGGGCCAGGCTATGTCTTCTTGTTGTTGCATATCTTAAGGCAATTTTTTCTCTAGTTGCCTGTTCTCTACATTTTGGCGAGCAGTATATCTGATAAGAGATATCTGTTTCAAATGAGGAGTCGCACCAATCACACGGCTTTATTTTCATCCAAGGGCTCCAGAGACTCTATCTTGATCTCTCCGAGGCCCGCAGCATCACACGCATCTCTGATTGGACACGTCTTGCATATCTTTGAGTTTGATCGGTAATTTTTAGTTGGGAGGGTTTTATTTTCCCAAGCCTTTCTAACCGTTGTCATCCACTCAAAGGCGCTCTCTACCCACTCTTTGTAGTACTTGTTTAGTTCTACAGGAAAAATTAAAAGTTCGTGGTTATTCTTATTCTCATAAATAAGGATAGCCCTTTCTCTTTTTAGTATTTTCATGTAAATCAATAGCTGAATCAAATGTCCAGTTTTTGGTTTTTGAGCTACCTTGCGATACTCAAATCCCTCATTTGGCATGGTCTTAATCTCTCCAAGAAGATCTTCTCCAGCCCAATCTAAGATCACATCTCCAAAACCAAATATTGGAGGATTGTCATAAGTAACTTTAAATTCTGAGTCTTTTAGAATTCCAGCGTCTTCCATTGCTTGTTGGATTCTTTCATGCGACTTAGTTCCAGCAGTCATATTTGCACCACCATAAGCGTCTGCATTATCTGTAAAGACTGCGCCCTCAAATGCTAAGTACCAATATCTTGGGCATTCTCCATGAGAAAATGCAATGGTGCTAGGTGCAAAAGATTTCTTTTGAGCAAACTTGTCAACTCTTTTTGCTATGTAGCCTGACTGAATTTTTTCAATCAGCGCTTCTTTGTCTATAAAGGAGGGCTGAGAAACTATCTTGCTCTCTGTCTTAAGCATTATCTGCTGTAGTAAATTTTTAGTCATGGTATTATCGGGCAATGTACTTTAGCGCTGATACTAAGCTGCTTATAGCTTCGGCTGACGTATAGTACAGATTCTTTTTAGCCCTATCTCCCTTATCTACATTTGCCATCCAAGTGGCTTTTAACGACATCTTTGCGGCTATTGCCTGAAGCCTAACAATTTCAAGAGTAACTATATTAATCGGAATGTCTGGCTTTATGATAGCTTTTGCAATAAAAGTAAGAGCCTGGTTTAGCTCTTCATCCTTCATATAGTCTGCTATTTCTGACAGACCGTTAATCATATCTATTGTTGTTCTATTCTCGTTGTTTTCCATAGTTTAATTATAGCACGAACCCTGATTCCTGAATACCCTGCTTTTCCTTGCTACTAACAGTAGATTTTCCAGTGAACCATGGAAGAAGATGGTAGTAGAGATCTACTAGAAGATTGACGTCTTGAATCTGATACTCCTTCATTTCTTTCCAGGCCTTGGAGTTTCCTTCCATGCACCTAAGCCATAGGCTAAACCCAGAGTGCTTCACCTTTGCGCCAACCCCCAGCGCTTGGGCTACATAATCAAGCTTATTGGATGGAAACTGAAAATTAGCCTTGGTAATGCTCATAAGATCCAAGTCTTTTACTGGTGATGGTGGAAGCATCCCATTTTCCAAAAACTCTCTATTGATATGTTTATGGTCAAAAGCAGCAGAATTCCATCCCACCAAAATGTCTGCTTCTTCCATTAATTCGTGAAGCTCTTGCAGCATCTTCTTTTTGCCATCATGATGAACTGATTTAAAGATTACTTTTTTGCCATCGAGCCATCTTGCTCCAAAACAAAGCATTTCTGTGGGTTTAATTATTTGATCAATGCTTATGTTTTGATCCCAAAGGCCCCAGGTATACACCTGCATTGGCGTTGTTTCTATATCTAGTAATAGTATTTTCATTTTATTTATTATCCTCTATTAGTTGTTCTAAAATTGACATTTCTATAATTGCTAACCTTGTTTTAATTCCTGAGTCTCCAAGGACTACGACTATAGCTGGATCCTTACCATTTTTTAATGCATCCGTAGTAGCTTTTGCCCAGACCTCTTTATTTAAAGTAAATGATTTTCCTACTTCCTTAAAGTCTATTACAAAACTGTTCCAAGAAGCATCGCCCTTCTGGGTATTTCTTCCAGAATTTTTATGCTGCTTAGCACCAATTCTTTTAGACTCGCTTCTCTCGCTCATAGTCCTTCTTCTTCTTTGTCTTTAAGCTTACATTTGTAAGATGCTTATCGGAACACATCCAGCTAAGAAGTTTATCTTCGCCGTAGCAGCGCAAGGACGTCACTTCTTTTTTGCAAGTGTGGCATGGAAAGCTGCCATTAATAATTATGTATTTACCCATTTAACTTTTCCATAATAGATTTTTGTAGTTCTAGGTCTTCTTTTACACGAGCCACAAATCCATCCCTGCCCTGCACTTTAGATCCGTCTGGTAAAATATACCAGGCACCAGTTCTTTCTACAATTCCTAACATCTCTGCTGTGTCTACTAGATCACCCACAGAATCTATGCCCACCTGATCTCCTCTGAAATAAAAGTCGTATTCTCCAGAGTCTCCAGGGGCACTAGTCTTTGAGTTCTGGACTTCCCAGAGAACTCTTCTTCCGATCTTTTGCTCAATAAGCTTATCTCCAGATTTAATCTTGCCCTTAATTGCTTTTGAATCCGAACCTGAAGAAAAAAGCTTTACGATTGTTGATGAGAAAAACTGAGTAGCATTTCCTCCAGTTGGCACAGACTGAGTATACATGGCAGTAATATTATTTCTAGCCTGAGATATTGCCACAACCAAGGCTGGCTTCTCTCTGTTATTTGCATAGTTAATCATCATCCAGGCATGCTTTAGATCTTTAGACTCTGAACCGATTTGTTTTGTTTGATCTAACTGCTTTAATTCTGTTGAGTCTTTTTCAAAATATACCGCTGGAAGAAGAGAGCTAATACTATCGATAACAATCATATCCACGCCAGCATGTAGTAGCGCTACAGTAACGTCAACCATATCGTTGATACTTCTTGCTTCAGAATAGATTAGTTTTTCGGTATCTACCCCTAGCTTTTTGGCCCAATCTTCATCATAGGACATTTCTGCGTCTACCCAAGCACAGAGCTTTCCCTCTTTTTGTGCCATTCCGATAGTCTGTAGGCACAAGGAAGATTTAGCGCTTGACTTGCTTCCCCAAAGCAGCACCTGTCTGCCGTATGGGAATCCGCCTCCAAGGGCTCTGTTAAGGCCTACGCTGGGCGTAGGCTGGAGTTCTGTCTTAATCCCAACCCCAGAGCCAATCCTTTTCCTGATCTTCGGGTCAAGCTGTGCGAACGCCTCTTCAATTGTTGTCATTAATCTACCAATCCTGAAATCTTATCTGGATTAAACCCAGCCCAAGAGTCATTTTTTGTAATGACGACTGGTGCCGATTTAAACCCCTTTGATATTAGCATGTCAAACGCATCATTGTCAAGGGTAATATCTACCGTGTCATACTTAATATTTAATTTATCCATCATTCTTTTTGTAGCATCGCACTGAACGCATGCTGGCTTTGTATATACCGTAACCATTATTTTATATCCTCCATGATAACTGTTCCGTCCTTTGTTTTGCCGAAGCTAAAGCTGTAGGCATTTCCTTCTTGAATTTTCATATAAGCTTTTGCAAATGTTGTTGGGAATACCGTCACAGAATGAAGATCCCGAGAAGTGTCTGCAAGAGTTAGGGATGCCATCTTTTTCCCAGCCTTGGTGATTCTTGGCTTAAATGAAACAACAAACATTTCGTCATCTTTATATGGCAGCATTCTATAATTTAAAAACTTTACGAGTGCAGAATCAGAGTTTCTGATTTCGTCAGAAGGGATAGCGCTAACAATTCTGTTATCACTACACAAAATAAGATAGGTTCTGCCAGTCTCAATGTTTGTCTGCTCCTCATCAAAAATTCCGACACTTCCTGTTTTATCTAATATTTCAACACGTGACCAACCTTTTCCACGCTTAATTGACTTTATCATTCCCATCAGAATAAACGATCCCTTTTCCTCAAACTCTTCTACATCGTTAATAAATGCATAATAGTGAGATGGCACACTTACATTAAACTCTGGCAAGTTTAGGTATTCGTAAAGATTTTCCCTAACCTCTTCGTCGTTTCTTGGATTATCCAAAAATGTTGCAGCGCCGATAGCTTTCATAGCCTGAAGAGCTCTGCTGTTAACTCCACTGCCCTTTTCTAAGGTAAAATCTTCTAGCTCTTTATAAGAAGCAAACGGCCTTTTTGCAATATACTTTTTTGCAATATTGTCGCTAATATACTTAATTGCAGTAAGTCCAAAGCGAATTCCCTTGCCCTCAATCTTAAAGTCCATATCTGAGTCATTAACATGTGGGAGCTTTATGGAAATACCCATTCTTTTTGCTTCAATAAGATATTCGGTTCTAGCGTCTTTATCTTTTTCATTTTTCAACAAAGAGTACATAAATTCAATTGGGTAATGATATTTTAGCCAAGCTGTCCAGTACGATAGGGTAGAGTATGCAACAGCGTGAGACTTATTAAAGGAATATCCTGCGTGGGCCTCAAAGTCCGACCAGAGGTCCCTGGCTAAGTTTGGGGACATAAATTTTGATGCGCCATCAACAAAGCTTTCTCTAAACTGGTCAAACTCTTTCGCATCTTTCTTCTTACCAATAATCTTACGAACCTTGTCAGCTTCAGCCATTGTCATGCCACCCAAATTTACACAGGCTTGCATTACTTGCTCTTGGTACAAGATACATCCGTAGGTATCTTCGGTAAAGGCTTTCATTACCTGGTGATGATAGCTAATGTTTTGTTTGCCGTGCTTTCTTGCAATGTAGTCCTTGCCAATAGTATTCATGGCTCCTGGACGGACAAGTGCGTTTGAGGCCACCAACTCATTAAAGTTTCTAACGCCCATTTTAACTAGAAGATTTGTATATGGCGTTGCTTCACACTGAAACACACCCTTCGTGTAACCATCGGAAAGCATCTTGTAGATATTGTCATCTTTCATATCAATTGATAAAAGATCAATATCTTTTCCATCACGCTCTTTAATAACAGTAACAGTATCTTTCAGAACACTAAGGGTTTTTAGACCCAAAGCATCGATCTTAATTAGACCAATTCGCTCTGCCTCTTCCATGTCTACAGCAACTACTGGAATTCTATCTTTAGATCCTGGAGTTGTTCTAGTTTCAAGTGGGGCAAACTTAAATATTGGTTCTTTAGATGTTACAACACCAGCAGCGTGAATACCAGTTCCACGAATGCGACCACGAAGCTGCTCTCCATACTTTTCAATTTCTGGATACTTTTCACGGAATTCAGCAGTAGACTTTGAAGTACAATATTCGTCCCAAGTATCAACAAGTTTCATAACCTTGTTAACGTCTGGCAATGGAATGTTTAGAACACGTGCAATGTCTCTTACAACACCCTTATCCTTAAAAGAAAGAAATGTTGCAATAGATGCGACATGTCTATATTGGCGTACCAAATAATCCTTTACTTCTTCACGCCTTGAATCTTGAATATCAGTATCAATATCTGGAAAGTCGTTACGTTCTGGATTGATGAAACGGAAAAATAGCAAGCCATGCTCTATTGGATCAATGTCGGTAATTCCAAGCGTATAGCAAAGAAGAGAGCCAGCAGAGGATCCACGTCCTGGACCAACCATAATGCCTTCTTTTTTAGCCCAAGCAATCATACTTCTAACGACCAAGAAGTAGGGGCCAAACTTCTTGTCCTTAATGACCTTAAGCTCTTCTTCTAGTCTGTCTAAATACTCCTGCCTACTACCCAGACCTCTCTCTTCAAGGCCTTGCAGCGCTAACTGGCGAAGCTCTCCGTCAGGATCTTGATATTGAACTGGCAATAAGTTTAGGTTATCTCTTATGTCGTAGTCTTGAATCTTTTCTGCAACTTCAAGTGTGTTTGAGTACATATCTGGCCTATCAATCCCCTGGGCCTCCATTGCAGATTTAATTTCATCATGAGATAAAAGATGTATATCAAACTTATTAAAACTCATTTGTCTGTCGGCACCATACAGATAGTCCAATCTGTCCATTAGATTGTCATGCTTTTTAGACTTTTCATATGTGGCATCTTTTTGCACTTTATTAGAATAAGTATTAAGAATGAGCTTTAATTCTTGCACCTCTTTCTGAGATGGATCAGAATGATGACAGTCTGGAGTAGCAATCATCTTTACCCCGAATTCATCGGCAAGTTCAACCAAAACATGGTTAATCTCTGCAGCAGTGTGTGGCATCATTTCTATATAATAGTCATCGCCAAAAACATCTTTAAACCACTTGATGTGCTTTTTGGCTACCGCCAACTCTCCAGCCTCAATGGCTTTTGCAAGAACTCCAGAGGGGCATGCGGACGATACAATAATTCCCTCTTTATATTTTTCTAAAACTTCATAGTCAATTCGGGGCTTCTTAAAGAATCCTTCTGTCCAGGCAATCTCATTTAGCTTGTTAAGATTTTCCAGGCCCTTTTTATTTTTTGCAAGAAGAATAATGTGATTATAAACTAAGTCTAATGGACCAGTTCTTTCGTCTTTGTCTCTATGATCAAAACGGTCTTCGGTAATATACCCTTCAATACCGAGAATAGGCTTGATGCCTTTTTCTTTTGCAGCCCGATACATTTCTCTGTGGCCAGACAAAGATCCATGATCTGTAATAGCTAGTGCTGACATGCCCAACTGTTCGGCACGGTCGACATATTCTTGAGGGGTAGCAATCCCATCAAAAAGAGAATAATGCGTATGAACATGTAGTCCTACGTAGCTCATTAAAGTCCTTAAGGTTTTTGAAAGTTTGTATTGGGCAGTTTATTGAGATGCCCAGCTCTAGGTTTTACCAGTCAGCGTTAGTAGCTGATGTAATTGATGGGGTGTCAAATCCCAGGTAGAATGCCTCTTGCTCTGCATATGGAATTTTGCGCAAAGCTGATTCTAGTGGGTATGGCTCAAGACCTTCCCACTTGTATGGCTCTGAGTCTGGACCTGAAGGAATTAGGGTGTAGGTTGTTTCAGTCCCCTGCCCACTCCTCTTTAGCTTCCAGGTTAGATTCGAAATGCTTCCAGTCTCTAGGGCAAACTCACGAATTGTATTAAACGCAGATTGCTTGCTGATTCCCATAGACCAAATAGCCATGTATGGATCTTCAATACCGTCATCAACAAGAACGTTGCAGTAAAAACGTAGACGAGCTTTCCAGCCAGCCTTAGGGTCTTTTCTGTGCATCTCTTCTGCCCAGTCTCGGCCCTCTGTATCCATAGTGTCTACTGCCTTGCGCTTATAGTCTTTTGGATTGGTGTGCTCCTTTACTACGATAGCCAGACCTCTTGCTGGATCATAGCTTGGTGATTCTTCATCTAGCTCTTCGACAAAACGAATCTTCACAGACTGTCCATCTACTAGCTTTAGCCAACGAACCTTGGCTCCAGTTCCTTCATACTTTGGTTTGTCAAGCAGGGCATTGATGTCTTTTAGTCCCTTTATTACGCTCATGTTATTCTCCTATTTCTATCTTGGTTTATTATTGTAGCATAGACATAATTGACTTGTCAAACTTAAAGTCTAATTCTTTAATTTCTGCATCAGTCATGTCGCCTATATCTTTATATTTTTTATCTAATTGGATTACAAAAACACGAGAACCAAGCTTATCTATAATCTTGTTTTTCATGTTTCCTCCTGCTTCATCATTATCCGCAATCACAATAATGTTATTGAAGTATTTTTGAAGAAGTTCTATTTGCATGGTAGATACGTTGGATCCTAGTGTGGCTACCGCTGGAAATCCACACTGGTCCAGCCTGATTGCATCAAAAGATGACTCAACAACGTATACCTTATCAGAAGCCTTTATTCTGTGAAGATTAAATAGCACCCTGCTTTTAGGTAGCCCTGGGGTGTTTTTAAACTCTTTACCCTCTACCGACCTTCCAACAAATCCTACGTCTATTCCATCAGGAGATGATACTGGGATTGTTACCATATCTTGTTTTTCAGAAAATCCAAGAGAGAACTTCTTTACAGAATCTTCTGTGATTAATCTGCCAGAAAAATACCTCATCGCCCTTGGGGACTCCATTGCCTGAACGTTTAGCCTTTTAATTAAAAGCTCATCATATGGAACATATTCTGGCTTTTGATATAAGCGTCTTTCTATTTTTTGCTCTAGGCTAGAGTCCTGCTCTTTGCTTTTGATAAATCTTGCAGCTTCGAAATATGTCCTACCAGATGTGTGCATTATTAGCTCTATAAGATCTGCAGTTTTATGGCATGAAAAACAAAAGAAAATTCCAGTGTCTTTA